GGTTCTAACTTTACCAAAATAAAGATAATTAACAAAAGGGTTTTTAGTTGAAATCACGGTACTAAAATTAGCATCATCTTCTGATATTAATTTTGTATTCCAATCTTTTGGAGGATAATCAAAGTCTCTATCATCTCTAAGGTCAGCTAGTGGCAAATCTTTTACAATGTTCCATATTGCTAATTCCGGGCTTGTAAAGGCTTTGATCTGATATTGTATTTTTATAACATCCCCAGCAACCAGAGGTGCTCCTACCCAAGTCATAGTGCTTATGCCATCGACTGTTGTTATAGAAATGTTTGAAAGGCTGCTTGCAGCATAAGTGCCTGTTGCCGATCTTTTTTCCAATTCGAAATAGGTAGGATTAATTGCTAAAGATGTTTTTGTTAAATCCCAAGAATTTGACCCATCATATTTAAAATATTCTGTATAAATGTTATCAGTACCGCACTGCCAATACTGTGTATATTTTTCTAGTGTAATTCCAGCATCAGAAAGAGCTCCACGCAATCCATCATAAGTTCCTTTCTGTTTAAAATTAGGAATTGCTTTTTTGATCTGCCTTCTCCACAAAGTTGGATCATCAGAACGCAAAAGCAATCCAAAAAAATTAGCCAAATATCCAAGTATTGGTTCTTGAGTTGCATTGCTATCAATAATATCGACTACTTGAGCGGCTAAATTGTCTAAAACCGTATATCCTTCAGCCACAGATGCATTAAAATTATTTAAAGTCGAAACTGTCATGTCATCTTTTGCATATGACATTTTATACATTTCTGGCAAATATAAATCTAGTAGATTTTTATATTGAGAACTATTTATTACATGTGATGGGTTGCTAACTTCGTTTGCTATATCACTGCTTATAGTAAAATGTAAATAAGAAGAAAAAGAGTCTCCAGCAATATTTGGAGTCCAAGTCCAACAGATATAATAATCACCTTCTCTAATTGTTCCATTTGGCGACCAAACAAATTTGAAATATCCATTTTGTATTTCTGAACCTGCCTCAACAATTTTTGTGATGATAGAATTTGTGTTTGCAGTACCTCTTAACCAAACGGGATTAGAAGAAGACCCGTTATTAAAAACTACCAGTGAACTAGAATAAAATGTTGTATTGTAAATACTGGTTGCTTCAAATTCCCTTCTAAGATGGTCGGCATTTGCAATATTTTCAGCAGTAGGATCAGTACAGGCTAGTTGTTGAGATTCCAAATAACTTTTTTGTCTTGTTATATCAAATTGATCTATAAAAGACTGTTCGTTCAAGGCACCGTTAGTGTCTCTTATAATATAATAAATTTTAATGTTATCAACTTTATACGGATCTATATCAAAACAACCGTCTGCATCCGGTGTATAGAAGTCAATCTCAATGTCATCTGTGACTTTGGGGTTCTCATAATACTTTTTTAACATCATTCCTCATCATTCGTACTGGAACTCTATTTCAATTGTATCTGGTCTTATAATCTCAAAGTATTTAGTTGTGACTTGTTTGCCGCTATTATCAGGATTTGCAGTGGTCAAGGTAACATCATACCTGTATGGTTCTTGCACAGAGAACAAGGCTTTAATCACATCAGTATCACGAAGCGTTTGACCGTAGTCCCAATTCACAAGATTAAAAAACACAGAAAGAGCACTTTGAATTCTTGCTTTGATTGTCTCCTCAAATGTTCGATAATATTTATCTAAAACAACATCTATCAATACTGATGTTAAAACAACAACCCCATCTTTAAGACATGTAAAATCTGTAAGCATCTTTTTGGCATTCAAGTAATCTGTCAGTTCTGCTTTAAATTGTGAATTAGCAATCTGTAATCCTGTATCACCGGATTTTGCTAATACATAAATGTCAATAATGTTTGCAGAACATCCTGCATGTCTTAAAGCAACAGCAGATTTACCCATAACACCATTATAAGGAGTTACAAAAAGATCACATATTGATTTATAGTCAGAACCAGTAACAGCCCTGTTTTGAGATCTGTTGTAAATAGGAAGCTTTCTTCTTATATCTTCTACAGTATCACCATTATACCCAAACTCGCCTCTAGTGTAGTTTGAAAGATTTATCAAAACACTAAAATCTTGCCCCTCGATTGGAACAAGCGTTTCAACATTGGCAAAATTTGTTACTATGTTTCCATTTGTGCCACCACCAACTCTATATGTGGCTGTAATTACCGCCCCGGCTGTTGGAATTTGTCCTGCACGATTATTACCAAAGATTATAAAAGCACTAAAGTCTGAGTTGTATTCAAATCGATATTCTCTTCTTGGTTGTGAATCAGTGAAATACTCAACTTTTTCCCACCTTTGACCATCAACATCAACTCTGATAGAATCCAAAAGTACTGGAAGAAAATTCAAGAGGAAACTTTGGTTTATTTCCCCAGTACCTATGAAAGTATCATTAAATGTTTGTCCTTCCAATCCAACTATATTGGAATTTGAAATTGATCCAGCCGGAATCACAATATCTTGGTCATATATTGGCCTATTAAAAGGATCTGCTGGAAACAACTCGATGTTAATGCCAGCACCATTGTTTACCAGAGAAACATCAAAAGGTGTTGGTATAACAAGATCTATGTTTTGAGGAGCGCTTATTCTTGCTGTCCACATGCTTTTGGCAGCTATTGGAGATTGTGGTTGATAGCCAACAAGCTTTGCCAAACGAAAAGCATTTTCTATTTCAGTTACAGTATCAATAAAAACTTCATTGGCTATTTGGTCAATCTTAAATGATAATGTATCTGCTATGAACGCCCAATTTTCTATAAGCATTAAAGCCAAGCTGGATTCTACAAAATCATTGAATTGGTCACCAAACTTTTCTTTAGTAAAAGAAATCAAACGGGCTTTCATGGACCAGAAATCTTGATTTGTATAATTCAAATTAACAGGAGTCGGACGGTTTTGTATGTTCGTCTGTTTGTATGGTTGAATGTCAAAAGGGCAACTATCTGCCATATTATGCCTCACCTATTGGTACTTGTAATATAAGATTTTCTACCACATCAATATTATTGAATGTGCTAAATTTTATTTTTATAGAGAGAAAGTTTTCCAAATTTTGTCTTGGATCACCAGATGGCAAAGATGCATTTGCAGCACTGTTTTCAACTTCTATTGAATTTACAACAATTCTTGGTTCCCATGTAGAAATAGAATCCGTTATAGCCTGTCTGACTGTGTTAGAAAGTATTTCTGTGTTTGGTTCAAACAAAAGCCTGCGTAACGGCGTGCCATAAGTAGGCAACATTACCCTGTCTCCGGGGTTCGTCAAAATAAGCTGCAATAGATCCCCTTTGATTCCATCTAGTCCTGATACAGATGCTAGCAATCCACGGGGATTTTTCACTATGGGAAAAGGAGCAGCTAAAAGATCCATTCATACCTTTCTACGATTTATCTAGGCTTTGTATTAATATAAGGTCTCAAATTATATATAGACACAGTTGGCGCATTCGGAGAGGTACTTGCATATATTCTGTCACTTATTTTCAACACTCCACCACCATTTTTACCCGGCACGAAAACAACTACAGGAAAAGCCCCCGGTCCCTTGCCTGTAGGATTGCCTTCCTTGTCAACAGGCAGTTGATAATCTTTGCCAGAAAGTAATACCAAGTCTTCATCTGCTTTGCAAAATATTCTTTTGGCTTGTGTATATTTGTAATCACCTACTACTTCATAATTTGCTCCAGAAACATATGTTATCTTGCTACCTTTGTTATCAACATACTTCTTGTTTTCAACTTTATATCCTATGTATTCAATGCTGTTATCACAAGTACTCAACAGATAGTTGCCACCTGTTCTTAATTGTACAGTACCCGGTCCAGTGGCTGCTTCAGAAAACAAAAGGTAATGAGGACCACGAGTTTTATTATCTCTTTGCGGTGTAAAAAGTCTTGCATATTGATTTTTTGTTTGCTCTTGTGAACCCATGTCAACAAGATCAAGACCCATGCCATATCCAGTCCTAATGCTGACATAAGCAGTGCTTGCTTTAGATTGCGGAATACCACCTTCTTTTCTACATGGTATATCTCTTTTGTTTCCACCATCGCTTAGTTGAATTATATTGTTGCTGGCGCTTCTTATAAGAATGCCCTGATTCTGTGTAGCTGGTGATGGACACTTTGGGCCTTCGGAATCATCACATAAAAATATTTCATTACCCAAAGCAGACTTTAGCTTTATTCCATTTTTAATTCCTCTTACTTTTTGAGTTGTGCCGCCTTTTTCAGCATCATTCATTTCAATAGTATGGCCAGTTGCAGACTTCCAATAAGTTCTACCCAAATACATATCTGTACAACCAAAATCAAATGGTTTAGTACTTCTTGACCACTCCATACCACCCTGAGGATCTTTTACACTATCATCCATGACAAATGAATGTCCGGATATAGACAACAATTGAATTCCAGATTGTGGCAAATCACATTTGTT